GAGTTTAAATCATTAGGCATGGCTCAAGTGAAAGCTGAGGGTGCTTCAGTTGCTCAAGATTCTATGAGTGTTAGATATCAAACTACGTATTTACACACTACTTATGGCTTATCATTTAGTGTTACTGAAGAAGCGATGAGAGACAATCTCTATAAAACAGAGTTCCCTCAACATTTAGTTGCTCTTAGAAATTCACTTAGAGCTGCAAAATCACAAGCTGCTGCTAACGTGTTTAACTTAGGATCCACTACTCAACTAACTTCCGATGGTGTTCCGTTTTTCTCAAATCTACATCCATTAGACAATGGAGCAGATGTTTCTAACTTAAGTAACGTTGCTCTTAGTGAAGTTGGAATTCAGAATGCTATTATTGGTATTCAACAATTCAAACAATTAAGTGGGATTCTAACTAATACAATGCCTAAAAAGCTTTTAGTTGGTCCTGCTAATCAGTTTGCAGCAAGTATCATATTAGGTTCTCAATACAGAACTTCTGTTGGTACTGCAGGCAATAATGCCATGGCGGGTGTTAATGATATTAACACTATTTACAACGATAGTTATTTGCCAGGTGGTTATACTGTTAATAACTATATTACATCACCGACATTCTCAGCTATTATTACCGATGCTGAAAGAGGTTTGATTCATTATGAGCGTGATAAGTTAGAACCTTGGAACTGGATGGACAATACTACTAGAGATATGTGGTTTGCTGCAAAAGAAAGATATTCTTTTGGAGTAACTAACTGGCGTTGTGCATATTGTATTTCAGTTTAGAGGTATAATATGGCTAATCATAGTAGAGCTTTAGCTGATATTCTTTTAAAAAACGCTCCTAAAAAGAGCGTTAAAAAAGAGGAAATTAAAAAAGAACCTAGTAAACCAAATAATAAAAAATAAATGACTATTTTTAGACAAGCGGCTAATATACCCACAGTAGCATCTAGTGTTGCCAATATTGGTACATTTGCAATTGGGGCAACTGGGAAATTGATATTAAATGGACCAATATCATCGGGTACAACAGGTCAAGTTTCCTTTATTAGTAATGGATATGCTTCAGGTCTAAGTTTTGCTAGTGCTGGAAATATATCAGTTGCTAGTTTTACAATAGTCGGTACTTTTAACGGGGCAATTATTACAGAAAGCATAGTCGGTCCAAATGCAAACACAGTTTACACTAATAATTTGTTTCATACTGTTATTAGTATAAACATTAGTATAGTGGCAACAGCTGTATTTACTATCGGATCAAATTATAATGTTGCTGTAGTTTTACAAGATGGTAATAGTAGAATGGGCGATAGTCATTCTAATTATACTTATAGTGTATTGTTAAATTCTATTACTGCTGCTGCTCAATGGGCAGCTGGTGGAGCAATAATATATGGGGTAGCCAATACTATCCCTGTGTCATTGCAAGCAACAACTTTAGCATATGCAACACGACCTAGTAATTATTTTTCATTACCAGTTACTGGTGCTGCTTTAGCTGCTATTACACAGTTACAATTGAATAATGGTGTTATTACTCAAACAACATACCCATATGCTGCTGTAATTGTTTATCTAGCTGCGGGGATTAATACAACTCCTGTCTCTATTGAAATAACACAGAGTTAGAGAGGTGAATAATGCCTTTAACCACATCTAATAGTTATAATTTTCAAGCTTTAGAAAATGATGAATTAATTTTAGAATGTTTTGAAAGATTAGGAATATCTGGTGAGCAATTAGTACCTGTAAAACTTAATTCAGCAAGAAGAAGTTTAAATCTTTTATTGTTGGATTGGATAACTAAATCTATAAATTTATGGACATTAAACACAGCTTATTTGTCATTAAATACAGGTCAATCTAGATATTTACTTAATTCTACAATTACAGATATTCTTCAGGTAAATTTACGACAATTTACGAGGCAATTAAATGGTACATCACAATCGAACACTGCAGCTACTTATGATAATGGTGGCGGTGGTAATTCTCTATTTGCTTTTGATGGCAATACGACCACAGCTTGTACTCAGAACGTTGCTAACGGGAATATTTCTTACACGTATGGCGTTGGAATATCACAAACGATACTTTTTATAGGTGTGCAATCTAATACTACTACTTTGTACACATTACTTGTAGAAACTTCAAATGACAACGCTAATTGGACAACTTTATTAACTATTCCTCCTCAAATATTTACAGCAGGAATGGCAATATGGTCCGATGTCATATTACCAACAAGTAGTATGACATTTAGAGTTAGAGAAATAGGCGGTGCAACTTTAGATATTCAAGAAATTTATTTTACCAATAATGTAAGTGATTTGAAATTAAGTGCTGTTAGTAGAGATACCTATTTGTCATTTTCTCAAAAATTTATTCAAGGTAGACCGAGTTGTTATTATTTTGATAAACAAATTAATCCAATATTGAATGTGTGGTATCCTCCAACAAATAATTATAATGTTCTTCAATATTCTTACGTTAATATAATGCAAGATGCTGGGGGCTTCTATAATATAGCGGATATTCCATCTCGTATGCTTCCAGCTCTTACTTGGGGTTTAACTTGGTTACTTGCTATTAAATATAATCCACCACTTGCTGTTGATATGAAGAATGAATATGAGCAAGCGTTTAGCACGGCAACTGCTAATGACAGTGAGAATGTTGGTTTAACTATAAATTATGATATTGGCAGTTATTATGAGAATTGAGAAACGTAGGTATCAGTGTGATCGTTCTGGTGAAATATTTGAGAAACTGTATAAGCAGTTTGAATGGGCTGGTGATAGTAAAATATGGACAGGACTTTGGGTAGGGCAAAAATATTTAGATGTTCCGCAAGAACAACTTAGAACACCTATCATAAAAGCTGATCCATTCCCATTACCTAATCCTAAACCTCCTCAAGCGGGCGCTATGATAAATCCCAATGCTCCTACAACCACTTGGGAGGCGGTTGATTAATTTATAAATTATCGGGTTTAGAAAATGTCAGATCCAAATACAATAAGAATATTATCTATCGATGGTGGTGGAATGAGAGGTTATATTTCCACTAATTTTATGGAGTTGTTTGTTCAACAATGGGGAATAAACCCTAATCAAATTTGGAAATATTTTGATGTTATAACAGGTAGTTCTATCGGGGGAATTCAGGCCTTAGCATATTCAATAGGACTTGCTCCATCAGAAATTAATAGCTTTTTTACTGTTGATGGACCTTGGATATTTACAACAAGTACCTCAACACCATCTAGCCAGCCTTCTACCTTAACTAAAATTAATACAATTGTTGGAGGGCCTTTTAGTAACCCTACATTTTACCCTGGCACTACGCCAGGTATTGGTACTATGCGATTAAATAGTAAATTAACATCGGTATTTGGCACAAATACATTGCAAAATGCGTTAACTAATGTTGCTATAACTTCGTTTGAGAAGAACGATAGTAATCCTGATTTTTCTCAAACTACAAATACACCTGTTTATTTTTCTAACAGTAATATTGTTCCTATTTTATCAGGACAAAACAATTCAATGGTTGATGTTGCAATGGCGACAAGTGCAGCACCCTTGTATTTTCCATCATGGAATATTGGGATAGATTCTTATATTGATGGGGGTATAACACAGAATAACCCAGCTTCATTTGGTCTTGCGATAGGTAAATCACTTAAACCTACTGCCAATAGATTCTGTGTTTTATCAATAGGCACAGGACTTGGGGATGTTGGATTCCCCGCAACAACTACTTTAAATAAAGCTAAAAAAGAATTATTAGAATTAAATAGTGACCCTAAAGCTTATGGTGAAAAATGGAAATTGTCTAGCAAACAAGTTAATGGTTTACAAAGTGCTACTGCTAATTTAGGTGCGTTAGAGGGTGCTAATTTAATTATGTATTTACTAGGAGCTATGACTACTGGCCCTCAAGAAATTGCAGCACAAGAATTAAATATCGAGGCAAATTATACATTATCAAATTTGTATAATTATAGAATGCAATATTATTTACAACCTGATTTAGATACTGAACTTGATGATTCTACCCCTGCTATTTTAGCATACTATAAAAGTTCAGTTATTGAATATTTTAATAACGATATTGCTAATATAACTAATTTTATTGCGCATTTATCAGCATGAAATATGATGTTTTATATAATTTTATATCGCCTATAACTGGTAGAGTTCCGCTTATCAAGGATTATATATTAATCGGTGGTAACGATAACTTTTCAATTATGTCGCCAACCCTAATTGATATACAACTTGATATTATTGATATTAGGCATGATTTTGACAACTTAGCGGCATCAAGTTTTATTATTGGTTTTCCAAATGCACAATTACCAAATAGTCAGGTTTTAAATTCTTTGGCAGATGGATTTATGTTTAATACTGGTGGTATTGTCAGTACTACTAATAATATTCCTTTACCTAGTTTACTTTATAATAATATTTGGGTAGGTGATGTAGATAATGTGGCTACGCCAACACCATATATTATTGCACAGAACGATAGTTCTTTTATTTTACAAGAGCCTAACGAGGATTTACCAAATGCTCAAGCTCTTAGTCAATTATTAGGTGGTATATTAAAAAGCGCACCTTTAACTGGTGTTATTAGTATTGCTACACCAGACGTTGATTACGCCACAGTCGCTACACTAGAAGAACTTGCAGCAGAAGCAGCTGCATCTGCGGAAGAAGCTAGCGCAGCTGCCTTAGAAGCTACAGCAGCGGCAGGCGAGGCTACAGCAGCGGCAGGCGAGGCTACAGCAGCGGCAGCAGAGGCGAGTTTATCTGCTGCAGGAGCTGGAATATCCGCTCTTGCAGCGGCGGTTTCTGCTTTAGCTGCGGGTGGTTCAGCTAGTAGCGCGTCTTCATCAGCATCTGACGCTAGTGACTCAGCAGATAACGCTAGTGACTCAGCAGATAACGCCAGTTCGAGTGCGACTGAAGCTCAAAATTACCTTAACACTCTCTTGAGTACTGGCTTGAATGCTCTGCCGTGTACTGGGGATGTATCTTTTCAAGGCTTTAAATTAATTAATTTGGGAACGCCAATAGTTGCAACAGATGGGGCGACAAAAGGGTACGTTGATACTGCTATCGGCAATGTTCCTTTAGCAAGTTTAACGTTGCAAGGTGATGTTACTGGTTCAGGACCTTTAAATGCCCCTGTTATTACTACTTTTACTAAAACATTAAATCAAATTACAAATGCAGGTAATGTTGATATTGCAAATTTTTTGTTAAATAATGTTTTAGATCCACTAAACCCGCAGGATGGGGCTACTAAAAATTATGTTGATACCAAAACGTGGTTAACTTCGCAAATTACTAATTTTGACAGCGCTGTTTTAGCATTTAATTTAAATCAATTTGCAGCTCCAACAGCCAGTGTTGATTTTAACAACAACAAATTAATTAACGTGCTTACACCAACTCTTAGCACTGATGCTGCAAATAAACAATACGTAGACTCAATCATTGCACCAACTCAATCAATTAGTTTATTGGGCGATATTATCGGTAGTGGACAAACAGGGACGCCTCTTGTCACGGCTTTAAATAGTTTGATTGATAGAACCACAAACCAAGTTTTTAATTTTACAGGATCTCCGACTAGTTTTAATTACGATTTAACCATTCCTAACAGCACTAACAAGACTGTGAAACTAAGGTTAAACAGAGCAAACACAGGTAATGGAGCTGGGTATGAGTTTCAATTTTACTCTCCTATTAGTGGTAACGACACTTTCACTTTTGGATATAACCCAGGTTTAGTTGGTTCAGTTTTTAAAACCATTTATTCGATAGTCACCAATACAACAACCAATACTGTGCCTGTTATTAACTATGCTTATTCACTCAATGTAAGTGATAATGGAAGTTATCAACCTTATAATGGGGGCTACGGTTACTTAAATTCTAATGGTAGCACTGGTCAAGCAACGGGTCAAAATTCTTATTCTATCAATTGTGTTAATCGG